CTAGCGGATCGGCGTCTGCGGCCGCAACCCCGTGGGCGGACGAATCCCGGTCGGCGGACGAAGGCGCTGGATGGGTGGCTCAGAGGCCGCAGGAACGGGCGCAGCGGGTTGGGCAGGGGGTAGGCTAGGCACATCCACATCAACCGGGATACCGTCACCAGAAAACCGTGCACGGCGGGATTCGTTCGACCAGCGGCCGGCGGAGCTTTCGTACACGATGGGGCGGTTTTCCGTACCCTGACCGAGCTCAGGGGCATCGCAAACCACGGAGTGCTTCACGCCAGTATCGACGTACTCCAACCAGCCGAAGCAATACCCGAAAAGCTTGATCCTGTAGCCTGCCCGCTCGAGCTCGTCAGAAGTAATGTCGAACAAACGCCGGCCGCCGTCACTCACGACAAAAACAATGAGCTCCGCTTCCGCGCTCGAGAGCATGCCGACGACGCTGATTTGCTTGTCAGCCAGGACACCGAACTCACCAGTTCGCTTGATCGGTTCCGGCGCCGATGCCGGCAACTCCGGCGCAGATGCAGCGGACGCAGGCACCGATACAGGCTGAACCACAGATGCCACGGGCTTGGGTGCCTGGACTACCGGCACCGGTGCAGCTGCTGCAGGTTTGGTTTTTGCGCCAAAAACGTTCGTGCCTGGCTTGGGCCAAAAGGCCCAGATCAAGGATGCCACGGCCAGGCCCATCACAGCCCACTTGACCCGGTTGAATTTCACGATCATCGGGCTGACATCGCGGGCTTCTTCTTCAGAAAGACTCACGCCCTGCGTGTGGCTTTTGTACAGACCGAAGTACTGTTTTTTGTAGACCCGCTGGCCGGTTTGAATCACAGCGCCACGGTAGCCGGCATGCACCTTGCGGATGTAGTGATCGGCCTTGCCGAGAATGTCAGCCTTGCGACACTTGATGAGGGTAGCCAACAGGAGCGCGATAGGCTGATTGATGTCGCGAAAGCTTTGCGTGAGCAGCACCACGTCGACGTTGTAATGCCGGTGGAGCTTGAACCACTCGACCACTGCAGCGCTGGTGCCGAGCTTGGGCAGGGACACGTGGCATTCGTCAATAACGTAGAGCGGGCCACGGCCATCCTGGTCACGCCAATCATCGTAATAGTCCCACACGGTGCCGAATGTAAACACGCTCTCGGCAACCGGCTCAACGTGCCCATCATCGAACGGTTGAAACGCAGATTCGGCGGCGATGTTGCTCGCATCCCACTTGCCGATGGTAGGAGACGGCCTGTTTTTTATTTCGATCAGGTCCGGGTATTCCGGGTCAATTGCCGAAAAAGCCTCAAGGTTAAGAGGCAAATTCGTAATGACCTTTCGACCAGACTTGAGAGCGGGTAAGACATGATAAGCAACCGCTTCATAACTTTTACCTGATCCCGGAATCCCTTCTATTCCGACTATCATTTATGATCCCCATCGAACGAATGGAATAAGCTGCAAAACCAACCGGATGAGCACAGCAGTACCAATGACACCGGCGGCATCACCAAAACCACAAAGGCCCATCACATTAAGAATTTCAGATGGGAGAGTCCCCCAACTCGAACAGTAGCTGAAAAGACCAGAAACATCCAGAGAATTCAAAATTGAAACGACAATGTTAAGAATCTGCTCAAAAATCCACGAAAAAGCATCTTTAATGATATCCCAGAGGGAATCAAAGATGGCAACGAAGATATCAGAAAACCACTGAATGATATCGACGATGCGCTGCTTCAGCCAATCCAACATCATGCACCCCCGAACACGAGCTTATACGCCAGCAAGAGCGCCGAAACAAGCGCAATGGCTCGAAGGATGGACCAGATCGAAGCATCCGGGCATAGCTCATGGGTGCCAAAGTCAAGCAAGCCGCCGAAATTGAAATCCAGATGCCAGCATGGAGCCTGGCCGCCGTTAAGATTCGTCGGAAAACATTCACCAGCGAGCGCAAAAAGAGGCGTTGCCTTTATCTGGCCTGTCGCCTGATTCCAGACCCCTGAAACACCGTCTGGGTATTTCGGTTTGTAGAGGGTGGGCTTGCCTGGAAGACCGGGGCCGGGGTCACCGTCGGGACAGGTGTTTGTGGTTTTACAGTCATCCGCAGGTTTGTCCCCTGTGCCGGAGCCGCTACCCGACCCTGTGCCCGTGCCCGTACCCGTTCCACCATCCGAACCAGTTCCGCCCGGCTTATCTCCCCCCGACCCCGTACCCGGCCCTGTGCCGCCCGGGGTGCCGCCGTCCGTCCCTGTGCCTGGCCCTGTACCGGGGCCTGTACCCGTACCGGGGCCAGCGGGACCACCCGGCCCTGTGCCGGGGCCTGTGCCCGAGCCGGGGCTACCACCTGAATCGGAGCCCCCGCCCTGGTCGGAACCCCCGCCCTGGTCGGAACCACCTGGGCTACCGCCAGAATCGGAACCACCGTTATCGCCGCCACTGCTAGGCGGACTACCACCATCACCACCCGACGGACCGCCACCATTACACGTACCCCCATTTGAAATATAAGGCCAAGCCACATTAAAACCAACACGAGTACCGGGACCAGCATTTGGATCCCAAGTCAACGTAATAGGGCTAGGATCATTAATAAAATCATTGAATGCCGCCTGATTAATATCATAAGAACAACCACCAGAACAAGCAGTGAGAGGAATTTCAGCATCAAACTCTTTGTCATCAAGCCCCGTACCCAAAGCATTAACCGTACCATGACCCGTCAAAACAGGAATCATCGAAGTTTGACCAGATTTGCAAGTGGGTTTGGTTGTGTCGCAACTCCCATTTACAGGATTCGACCCATCGGGGCACTGCAAGGGGCAATTGCCAGTGTCTGGCGTTACGCCATCGGGACAAAGTTTTGGCTTTTCACACGATGTACCGTTATCTTGGTAACCAGAAGCACAAACACAAGACTTACCATCGGGAGACTTGGTACTATTTGGAGGGCAAGCAGAGCAAGAAGATGTATGAAAAGTGTAATTACCAAGAGCGCCATTCAAAACACGGGTAGCAGTAGCACCAGACGAAGAACAAGAAGTCAAAGAAGACTGACAATTTGAAAATGTACCGCAAACAAAACCATTCAACGAAGAAGAAAGAGCAGAACAAGCATCAATAGAACAAGAATTAGACAGAACAGGACCATCATAAAACGAATAACCAGAAACAAAAGGCACCGCAAAAGAAAACGAACTCCACAGCATTAAACATGCTGAAAATACAATTTTAATTATGTTGTTTTTCATTTTATAATCATCCAGAACAAAAACGCTCCCATCGCCCCGATCAAGGCGAAAACGACATGAATCAGAACGACGAGAGCGGCGGTCAGCATGGCGCTCAGATTTTAGAAATCAGGCGCTTGACGATGCTGGGGCCTTTGATGACCAGGGCGATGCCGACAATCGTCACGGCCAGCGCCATGATCTTTGCCGAGATACCGCTCAAGTCAACGGTATCAAACAGCGTAGAAAGATCATCCGCAGCCATCGCAGAGCCGGTAGCAGCCAGAGCCACACCAGCGCCGGTAGCCCGCAGGCCCCACGCTTTGACGCGAGAATAGGTCAACTTTTTCATAAAACAAACTCCTCGAAAGGTGCAAAATCGCACCGGAAAAAATCCCTTCGGTTTTTCCGGCGAAATTTCAATCATCAATGGAAAATCCGCATTCCGGGCAGCAATCGCAGCCGGAATCAGTGTCAAAAACCAAATCCTCAATAGAGCCTGACCAATTGCATTCCGGGCAAGTAACAGTAGATTCATCCATGATACACACCCATCACACCAAGAGAAAGTCTTTCAGCCAAATCATAATCAAGCTCAATAATATAAGAACACCAACGACAAATAGCAACTGCTTCATCTAAAGAAAACTCAAAATCGAATATCTTATAACCACACTCTGGACAAACAAGATCATTCTCCATATTCAACCTCACATATCACGAATCAGTTTGATCGCCGCGCCCGCGCCGAACGCGAGCAGGGCGAACATAAAAACGATGCCGGCACCAAAACCGACAGATACGGAAAGACTGGTGCCCGTGATACCCATGGCCGCAAAGTCGGCCAGGGTCGGCGCTGCTTGCACGGCCTGGCTCACATCGGGACAAGGCACCGTTTCCACGGTGCAAACAAGGTAGTAGGACACCAGTCTTTCCCTCGATGTCAGGCAGCTTTGCGCACGGGCTGGGAAACCGGCGCGATGGAGCTGATCTGTTGAACACGGCGGCCGTACTGCTGTACGTCCACCATATCGACCTCGCACAGGACGGGCATGGTGCAGCCTCTGAGCTGATCCAGTGCATGCGCGGGGCAGTCGTAGGACGTGCCCACAGATCCCACGGCCCGATCTGACTGGGCCAGGGGAATGAGGGTGTGCACCTTCGACATGTCGTAAGGTTTGCCGGTGGCTTTGGCGTTGCCGGTGATGATTTCAAAGCCGACGATTTGCATCTTCATGGTTTTCTCCTCTGGAGAAGGGCTTGGACAGGAATCCACCAACGGCGGCCTTCTCCAGACGCGCGGGAACACCGTTGATGGTCAAAGAATCGAGCACGTCAGCTGCGCTCATGTGCAGGCGCATGACGTGGATGCACTTGCCGTAGGCCGTGCGTGCGTGTTTGATGAGGTGCTCGAGCGAGATTTCGCCCTCACGCTGATGCGTGGGCACTTTCTCGCCGGCCACGTCGAGCAGCCTGGCCAGGCAGGCGTAGGCGCCGGTAAAGAACCGATCCGGGTCGAGCAGCATGTCCAGCGTGAGGTCGCGGTCTATGTTGCGGAACTCGACCTCGAAGCGCGTCCATGCGCTATCTGCATCACCAAGTTGCCGGCCTTTTTCATAAGCGCGGAGCATCTTGCCGTTGGTGCGCCTGCCGACCTCGAAGGTGCGGCCATGCTGCGGGGCAAGCCAGTCGCCGACCATGCTATGGCGCGGGTTGCGGCCCCCGGCGTTGAATTCACCTGACATGTACCAATCAACGCAGTGCTCCACCGTGTATTCACCGTTGAGCAGGTCACAGGCCAGGTCGATACGGGTGAGGGTGTAGGCGAACTGGCGAGAGATGAAGTCGGTCACCTTGCCCCAGTCGCCGACCTTGCTGCATCCGGTGCCGGAGAGGTCGAAGCGGCCGCGCTGCTTGTGATGGTTGCCGCCCCAGTCCAGGCGGGCGAGGTTGACCTCTTCATCTTCGACGCGGGCAAAGTACTTGACGCCGTGCTCATAGCCGAGCATGCCGGGGCATTCGATGGCGGTCACGTTCGGGCCGAAGGTGGCGCGCAGCATATCGAGGTGTTCGAGGGCGTGGTCCAGTTCGGGATCTGTCTGGAAGGTGTAGGTCAA